ACGTGTTCCTGTGACTGCGTCGGATTCAGAGCGTGCAGCAACTCATGCACCAGCACCTCAAGCTTCTTGCGGCCACGCATGCGAGCGTCAAGGATGATCCGTGGATGCTTGGCCTTCTGGCTGAACGTGTACCCGTAGGCAGCACCCTTGAGCGTCGTGAAACGCAGCAGCCAACGCTCGTCGCCGTTCAAGGTGAATACGTGATCGTCTGGCACGGGCCGCCCTTTCACGTCTCACCGTAGCGAGGGCGTCAACCGATGCCGATCTTGCGGCCCAGTTCGTTCAGTGCCTCCTGACGCTGCTGGCATCCGCAGGGGCCGCCGACGATCGCCTCGACGCGTTCTTTCGTGATTCCAACAGCCGCAAGGCCGGACGCCACGAAGTCTCCAAGGCCAAAGCCCTTGACATCTTGGAACGTGCAGTTCCGGAGCGTTCCAGGAATGCCGCCTCGGCCGCAGACCGGACACACGCCAGACGACAGGTCGCAGTCGAAGTCGTTCATAAGCTGAAAACGTGGACCGAACTTCCGTCCGGCTGAACAGCGACGACGTTGGTGATCGTAAGCGTTGCCGCGGTTGTTGCCGACGGGCCGGAAGTCGTCAAGGAAAACTGTTGATTGCCTGTCGTGCCGCTTCCTCCGCATGACATATACGAGGAGCACGCATGACCAATCGCTGGAACACTTGCGGATATAGGAAGCTGAGCAGACCCGAGGTTCGTGTATTTGTAGGAGCTGATGGTCGTCGGCATTGTCGACAATTCATTTCCGCCAATGGAGTAAACGCTCGGATCGTTGACGGAAACGATCGACCGTCCGATCGTCGTATTCGCTTGGAGCGCGCCACAGCTAAAGTCGACAGCCAGCACACCCTTACGGCAATACCTCTCAAGAATCAGCGTCGTCTTTGTTTCACCAGATGCCGCGCGAAGCTCTGATTCCGTAATCGTTCGAGCGCTTGGGTATGCGTCATAATATGTAGTCAAAAACGTGAGGTAGTTAAACGATACGCTTAGTGACGCAACGCCAATGCATCCCGCTGATTCGGTTTGAGTGTCAACGCTCACCGCGTCCGAAATTGCGCAGGCGATTGACACATTTTTGGACGCATATGACCATTGATTTTTAAAGTATTGGTTTTGCGTCAGCGAATACACCCCGGACACAGGGCGACGCACAAGCGTTGCGCACGTCGAGGACCCAACGGCGATACACATAGACTCATCGGGACCTGAATACGACAGCGTGACGTTTACCGCCGTAGGCCAATCGTATGCCTCCCAACCATACGGCCATGATGCTTGCCTGCGCTTCGGAGTTACGGACGGGCATGGGCAACATTGCGCGCACGGCAATAGCACCATCACGAGCACTCCGCCGCAATCAGGTGCCACACCGTGCCGTCCCTACCCACGGTGCATTTTTTTGTACCAGAGCCAGTGATGTCCACGTAGTCGTTAATCACAGCGACCGACTGCCCGGACAACAGCGTGACGGATCGGCTTGTGGCCTTGTTCCATGGAGCTGTAAATGTGCCACGCTTGACCTGCTGATCCAATGCGCTGACCAAGTACCATGACGTTCCTTCTCTCCCAACGATGCAACTTTGGGTTGCCGTGAACGGAAGTGGAATCGTCAAGTTGACGACCGTGACCGTGGCCGTCGGTGCGTTGCTGAATAAGGCAACCTTGCTTGCGTTGATGGCCCACGACCCCGTGAACGTCGCTGCCCTTATTTGCTTCGGCATTCGTCCGCCGATGAGACGGTCGAACGTCAGCGGAGACGCACTCGGCGGCGTTTGCTCCGAAGCTCGCACCACGTCCGCAATCCGCTCAGCGGATTCGTACGTGAACTGCACCGCATCGGTGGGTTTTCGTTGACGTGCCATTAGGACGGCGGAGTACCGAAGAGCGTGGTAAAGTTCGCCTCTGGATTTACTCGGCGAGCAAGGATCTCAGGCCGTCCTGTCGCTTGGTTGCCATTGCCGTCGAGGGCCACGGGATTGGCCGACGCAACCCACTCGCCATTTTTGAAATCGAACACCATGGCTCGCCGTTTCTCGCTGCCGCTCAGGAAGTTCCAGCCAACGTCTGGCAGCTGTAGTCGCCAGCCTGTCTGGCGGTAGACGAGTTCGTGCGTCGTGGCCCAGTACGACACCACTGCGAAGTCAAACATCTCAATCGTGTAGGTGGCGTTCACGCCGGCGCAACGCCAGCTGTTTTTAGCACCGCCGAAATAGACGGCATCGTTTAAACTGTTCGTGGCCGCCATCTGGGAAGTCGGAAAGTTTGTGTAGTTCTTTTTCATCGTCGCCGTCACGAGGCTCTCTTCGGTGGTCAAACCCTCAAAGTAGTCATAGGCCGAGTTGGTCAACGGGTACATGGTGTCGTTTCCGCTGCCGTCGTAATAGAACAACGCCGGCACCTGCCCTGGCTTGCTCTCAAACGTCCATTCTGCAGTGCGAGACGTTGGCGTCAGAATCTGGTTCGCCGTCACCATTCCGTACTCTGCAACCACCTCAACGTGGTACGGCGAATCGCCGTATCGTTCATTGATCGTGAACTTGCGAAGGCCAAGGCTTGAGGCTGTCGGGTGAGCCTGGCCCCAGTTCACAACGCCGCCAGCAGTCACAAGCCCTACATCGGCATGTGACGCGATCTGCACTTCTGTCGGCGGGTTGTTCTGCAGCGTGTCATTCGACAGCGAGCAAACCCAACGGCGTGTCGCCACGGGCTGGCCGGCAAGGTCAACCTCAAACGTCCGAGCCAGTTCTGTGCCGCTGGTCACGCCCATCAGTTGAGCCTCGCTGCGCCGACGATGGCCACCGGCTGATTGAAGTAGTTGGACGCCGCCTGGCCAACACCAAGAGCGATCCGCTCAAGAAGCTTGGTCTGCAGCCGCTGCTGGATTAGGGCCGGGTCTTGAGCATTGGCCGCCAGGTCGAGCACTAGGTTTGCCCCTTGCGTCGTGCGAACGTCCTGCACGCCGATAGTCTGGGAGCCGAGCGTGTTGAGTTTGGCGAGCCGTTCTTCCTGTCTCTTGGCTTCGGCGGCGGCGGCCTTTTGCTGCTCTTCAAAGATACGGGCCTGCTCCTGGGCGTACGCCTGCTGGGCTTGTTGCTGCTGTTGCTGATAGGACTGCAGGGCGGATTCCTGCTGCTTGCGGATATCTTCTTCAAATTTGCCACGACCGCTGGCAATGTCCTGCTCTTTTGCTTTGACTTGATCCAGTTCCTGCAGCCTTCTGCTGGCAGCATCTGCCTCCTCTTTGTTTCCTTTTTCTCGCGCTGCTGCAAGTTCTTCCTGCACCCGCACAATTTCTTTCTCAATCTCAAGCACACGCTGAGATGCGGCAAGCCTGCCTTGATCTCCATCAAATCGCTGCAGTGCGAGTTGCTGGTCAACGTACTCGTTGATTTTCTGCCGCTCGTTGGCAACCTCTTGGATGTTCTTCAGTTCGTTATTGAAGATCTCCTGCTGGCGCTGCACCTCGGCGTCGAAAGCCTCCTTTTTCATGATGCCGGCGGACGCCTGCTCTTGAGCGGCAGCAATGCCTTCTTGCAGTCGCAGTGCAGCATCAAAGCCTGCTTGCCCAAACTCCTGCGACTTGGCAATGAGTCCATTGATGCTGTTGTCTACAGCGTCAAACGCCGATTGGAAGCCTTGGCCGAAGCCCTGCTTTAAGGCCTGCTGCTGCTCCTCGAGCTTGGCCTGCAGTTGGTCTAGTTCGCCCTGTCGTGCGGCTGCGGCGTCAGCCTGGGCCACGTTGTCGGCCTGGCGGGCGGCGGCCAGTTCCTGCGACACGCGGGCCTGCTCACGCTGCACCGTCAGCAAGTCCTGCTCAAGGCGTGCCGCCTCGTCGTTCGTCTGGAGCAGTTGATCAAGCCGCTTCTTGTCGGCGTCGGCCTGGGCCTGCGCGGCGTCCTTGGCGTCTTCTCTGTTCTTCTTCTCCTTCACGAGCTCGCCGTTCAGCTGCTCCATGAAGCCGTTCATGATCTCAATCTGGTCTGCCGTCAGCTGGCCTTCGGCGGCCATCTGCGAGAACGTCGCCAGCGTGGCCTGCGACTGCTCAAGGAATGCGGACGTGCCGCCCTCGGCGGTCGATAGAAACTGGTCGAGGTCCGCAGTGGCGGCAGCCAGGTCGGCCTGCACCTGAACCTCGGGCAGTCGGGCGTTCTCAATTTCTGATCGCAGCCCACGAACGAACTGCTGGCCAGCACCTTGACCAGCCGCTTCGGCGTCGCCACCTCCGGTGAAGATGCTGTTGAAAGTATTGGCTGCATTGGCCGCAGCGGCCTCCATCTCAGCAGCGTTCTTTCGTGCAGACTCCTCGGATGCTGCGGCAAGCCCGGCACCGAACTGTTCAAGGTCATCGCTGACGTAGCTGCCGAGTGCCTCAATGATCTTGCCGAAGCCAATGAGCAAGGCGTCGATGCCAATCTGGATAGAGTTGAAGACGGCACGAAACGCTTCCATGCCGCTCACCAGCAACCGGCCGCCAACGTCAAACACTTGGCCCACCTCGGCCAATGACGTTGTGATGTCGCCGAAGTTCTGCATGAACGAGTCAAACACGCCAGCGAAATACTCGGCACCTTGCAGAAGAACGTCCGTGATGGCGTTGGCAATCCCGGTGCCGCCCTCACCTTGACTGCCGCTCCACTCTTCCACAAACTTCAGAAACTGGTCGGTAACGGCAGTGACGGCGGGAGCGAGGTTGCCGATGACTTGCCCGATAATGCCGTCAACAGTGGCACGCACCAGGTCGAAGGCGTCGTTCATGTCGGCGACGTTGTTTACCTGTGTCTCGCTGATGATGATGCCAAGCCTCTCGGCACGGGCCTGCAGCTCCTCAATGCTGGCGGCACCCTCACGGAAGAGCGGAGCAAGTGCGGCCCCTTGCTTGCCGAAGATAGCCACCGCAGCGGCGGCACGATCTGCGGCAGTAGGCAGCTCCGAGATGGCGGCACCGATCTCTGAAAACTGCTGTTCCGGCGACAACGCCCGCAGCTCCTGCAGCGACAGGTTGATGCCCTTGAGTGCCTTATCAAGTGCGTCACCCGGCGTGGCCTGACCGATGTTCACGGCAAGCTTCTGCACCGCAGTGCCGAACGCCTCGGTATCCACGCCGGCCAACTTGGCTGCGAGCGAGTAGCCCTGCAGTGCCTCAACACCGATGCCGGTGCGAGCCGACAGGTCATTGAGTGAATCCACGCCAGCGTTGACATTGCTGACGAGAGCAGTGACTTGGCTGGCAACCCTTGTGAATACGCCGGACAATGCCTGCAGCCCGTCGATGATGAGACGGCCAACCTCAATGCGCCTCAGGTTGTCAACGCTCCTGTTCAGCTGCGTCAGTTCTTTGTCGGTCTTGTTGGCCTGCTTGCCAACTCCGTTGAGCTCGTTCGCCGCACGGTCAGCCGCACGATTGAACTGCTCCTGCGTCAGCCTGCCTTCTCGCAGGTGACCGGACAATTCCTGCATTTGGTTGTCGTACCGCTCCTGCGGTGTCAGGTTGGCCTGAATGATTCGTGATGCAGATGCCAACGCCGTGGCGCGCTCACGCTCAGCCTGAGCCGCAGTCTCGTTGGCACCGCTGGCAGCGGCGGCAGCACGGTTGTACGTCTCCTGATCAATCGCACCCAATTCCAGCAAATCGCTGAGTCGCTGAAGCTCTTGGCCTCGGCGTTCATCAGCCGTCCGGTTCTGCTCGGTGATTTTCGCGCCTTCTTGGAACGCTGCCGCCGTCTCTCGCACCTGGCCTTGAAGTGCTGCAAACTGCCGTGCGTATTCCTCTGCATTTAGTCCAGCCTCGAGAGACGCATTCAGCCGGTCAAACTGCGCCTTGAAGTTATTAGCCGCCGCCTCGGCTGCACCGCTCGTGCCAGACGCAAACGAGTTGAGTTCCTGCAGTGTTTTATCGGCCTGTTTGCCAAGGTTCTCCAACGCACGCTCAGCCGGCGTGAGGTTTTTGATGACGCCGGATGCGTCAGCAGAAACCTTCATCGCTAGTGAGAGAATGTTGGCCATGGCTACGTTTCAAAGATTGCTGAGAGTTTCGCCAACTCCCTTGCCATCTCCTCTGATGTCTGTGGTGGTTTCTCGATTGGGACGAAGTCAGATGCCTTTGGTGCCTTGCCTCGCTCGCTGTACGGTGCCAGCACCGCACTGGTGAGCAGTCCTGTCTGCTGCCACGGATCAGGCAGGGCGTGGTAGTAGCGGGTGAATGCCACCCACTCCGACAACTCCTGCGAATCCATGCGGCGTGACAGGTCACGCACCGTCATGCCTAGGTGCCCGGCGAGGCGGAAAAGAAATCTCCGCATCGGCCGGGTCTTTAGTT